AGTGCAGAAAAAGAATTCTATTGGCAAGGAGTCAATCCTATCATGTTTGAAATTGAAGAATACGGACATGGTAGCAGCATGGACAGCAGATTTATACAGATAGTGAGGTTTACAGTATCATGAAAATATTAATGACAGGACATACTTCTCCTATGGGAACTGTGTTGTTTGAATATCTCAAACATCATCATGAAGTTGTGGGCATATCTAGAAACACTGGATACGATTTGAACAAATTGGAAGATATTCAACGAGTGGTTGATCAAAGTGCGAATTATGATCATTTTGTCAATCTAGCACACGTGGGTGATGCGCAGATTCAACTGTTGATGATGGTTCATAAAAAATGGAGTGAAACAAATAAAACAGGCAAAATAATAACTTTTGGGACATTGGGCACTGAGTTATCAGAAAATATTTTAAAACAAGTGGGCGCTGATTTAAATTATATTAAACAAAAAATTCATTTGGAAAATGTGCATAGATTATTAAGTATCAAAACACCATTTGGTACTCAACCTCAAAGTGTGCTGATACGAATTTTAAATTATGGTGAAAAAGTCGGAGTTAGACAGAGTGAGCCTTTCTGTGATACTCAAGATATCATTCGTATTTTTAATACTGTGTTGAATGAGCCTTTGTACATCAGCACTATTGATGTAAGAAAAATTTAATTTATTATCTTTCTTTTTGAACCTTTTCTTTTAACATCTAGTGTGCAGCAATGAGTTCCACCTTCCCAATATACTTCGTGACGTTGTGGCACCACATGACAATTGATGTTGAAAGTCTTTAAATATTGAAATAGTTCAGGCAAATGTTTGCCAAACAATATGTTTTTTGAATCTAAAATTAATACGTTTAAATCAAAACAAACTTCTTGTGTGTATCCTCGCCAATTAGCCAGATATTGCTCCAACCAAGCATTGGAATATCTGCCATCTGTGGCAGTATAGTCTTTAATATAGTTGTCTATCACAACTTTGCCAACGTAGTTTTTAACATCTATTAATTTTTTATTTCTTAATGCCAAAGGCACCCATTCTATGCCAGCATGTATTACTGTGTCATCGTCTATTAATAAAAATCCATGATCAATATGTCCGTAGTTTTTAAACACAGTATCACCAGTGTTTTCAATCAGTGTATAATCCTTACAATTACGTTTGAACCATTCCAAACCAAAGCTAGAACCAGGACCTCTACTGTTATACAGCAAAGAATCTCCTGCTTTGAATATGGCAGCTGTGTGCCATAGCAATTGATCTGATAATTTTTCTTGATAGATAGAGTCAGATATGTACCAATTTTCATCTATCTGAGTATTGATTAGTTTAGGCAAAGGTTGTGAAATCCAATTGTATCCTTCTTTGAACAATTCATTGAAAATTTTCACATAACTCAACGAATCAAAATATCTATCTGTGTAGCTGGTATAAGTTTGTATAATTTGTCTATCCAAAATTAGATATTGATCTCTAGGTACCATAGGGCACATGGGAAAATTTACTTTAAAATTAGGCATCTCTATAGATTTTGTATATTTTAATACTTCTGGTCTATGCACTTTAATGTTAGAGTTTTTTATAAAATCTGCAAGATTGTTAAGGTCTTGTTTGGTTTCTTCCAGTATTTTATTGAAACTTGATATGCTTTCTTTGGGTAAAAAGTGATCCATATCTCCAGGAGCATAACAATCTCCCACAATTACTTCTTGTAATGGATCAAATTCTGTGTGTATCATATTAAGTATTTGTGATTAATAAACATCTGTAAAGAATATCGAATCACTTCTTGGTTGGTTATTGCTGTAACTGCGTGATCAAGATCTTTGGAGTTAATTATAACTCTATTACCTATGGGTTCAACGAACTTACCTTGAGTATCATTTTTATTTTCTTTATAAACAAACAATCCTCCGTCATTTGTTTGCCAAACATCATTTAAAAAAATTGTTATGCCTATGTAATCCAATTCGCCTTTTTTAGCATACAATCCATCCAAGTGCCATCTAGCATTGTAGGGAGCTCTATTTACATGGTAGCGTAGCACACTGTCGTTATCATCCATCACTTCAGCAGACAACAACTTATTTGTCACTAAATTTTTTAATACAATAATTTTAGCAGGACCATTTAAAAAATAATAATTGCTGTTTTCTAATCCCACATGATCTTTTTCTGTGCTCAGGTCGGATTTTTTAATAGCACTGTTTTCGTTGGCTATTTCATTTTGAATGGCTTTTTTTAGTTCTGATAGAGTTGCAAGGTCAAAAAAATTATCAATTATTTTCATATGATTCTAAATTTTGTTTAAGCACAGTAAAATATTCTTCTGTAGCGTTCAAAGGCACAATATATAAATTTTTATAATTGCCTTTGCGTATCATATAAAGGCAACCAAAACGATTCAGTATTTCAAAACCTGTGCTTTGAATAGTTTTAACAGCAGTGTTTTGAATTGTTTGATGGTTGTTCAATACCTGTTCTTTTTCCAGTATGTCCATATATTTCAAAGCACTGTTGATGCCTGACAGAGAAAAATTATAGGTGTATCCATGATCCCAATCAAAGTTTGTGGGCAATGTTTGATGTATTTTTTCATTGTACATGGTAATGCTCAAAGGAAAATATCCACCTGTGATGGCTTTGCCCATGGTGCAGATATCAGGTTGTATGGGCAAGTGTTTCCACCCAAAATAATTACCTGTTTTGCCTCCCCCTATAAAAATATCATCCATAATGATCAACACATCAAATGTTTGTTGAACATGTTTTAATTTTTGCCAAAACTCATTTGAGTTTGGAGTCATGTCCCCACCGTATGAACATGGTTCTACTATCACACTCATCACTTTGGTCCAATCCACCTGATCTATTTCGAAATCTCTGGCAAGTCTTGTTGCACCATGATACCTATCCATGGTGTACATGGGATTAATCATCAGTAGATCTCCAAGATTGTTGTTAAGGAAAGTGCTGCCGTGATAACTGCCCTCAAAACTTATCACTTGTTTTTTGTTATTGTTTTTCTTCACATGATGATAGGCAGAAGATAACTTTATCGCTCCTTCGTTGGCATCACTGCCTGACAATGCGAAGAAGCTTCTATATCCCCCACTCATCTCAAACAATTTATTGCTGAGTTCATAACTTGCATGGTTTAATTTTAAATCTTCAGCATGCACAATAGATTCTGCTATTTCTGGTTTGATATTTTTCATAGCATCACACACATATTGAATGATGTCTGATCTATCGAATCCCAAAGTAAAGCAACTATAATGCAACAAAGGATCAACCTTTTTAACGCCATTCATAACAGTACCAAATTGCCAATGTTTGTCTGCTGGGTGTGTGGGCTGCTGTCTGCCAGGTATAAGTCCTTTGAGAGTCATAGCAATAATTATAGTATTTCAAATTGTAATTGATCGTATGTGATGGCTGAAGTGTTATCAAAAACTTTTTTGGTTTCCACGCTGAAACAACAGTATCCATTGGCATCTATGAGATCCTCAAAATTTATGTTTTGATGTTGTCCTTGATGATATTCCTTGCCCACTGAGTGAGTGTGTTGATTACACTTCACTGTGATACAATAGTCATCTGACACATGTTCACTGCCTTGCACACTGTTGAGTCTGATCAACTGCACATGACTTTGATACAGGTAAAAATGGTGGGGTTTAAGACTCCATATAATTTTGGCCTGCTCTTCCACTGAATGAAATTTAATATCATAATTGAATTCAAAAACATTGATATTATCGAACACAATGGATTTTTCTAATATTATAGGAAGATTCTCCTCTGCATCATCAATGTTGGCAAATATTTTTTGTGCGTTGTGATACACATCCAACTTGTTGATATAATTGTCATGTTGACGAGACATGTATTTTTTATTAAATTCTTTGGGGCAGGTAATACGCACTGTTCTATTCATGAATATAATCTTTGAATATTTGCACAGCTTCTTCAAATTGTAGATGTGTGTTATCTAATTTTAACAGAGTAAAACACAAAGTCCAACGATCTTCAGTCATGTTGGGATTGAATGTGCTGTGCAGTTGTCCTATGTTCATCAAACTGGGTCTATTGATCACTTGCTCATGCACCAAATCACAATCTTCTTCATTTGCTGAGTAGGCATCTGTGACCACTATATCGGGCACCACTCCCGCAGCTGATATATGACTATTGTCTGGTTTGACCGGTTTTAAATATTTTGATTGTTTCACACGCCACCATCTAGTGAAACTGTTTTCTGGCCCCCAAGTAAAATTTATTTTAGTAGCATTACACAGTGTGGGGGTGTCATTGTGCAGGGGTATTTTCCCACCATTTGTGGGAGTATAAAATCCTTCAATAAGATTGGATACTTTTACATCGTGCAGTTGAATCCAATCAATAACACGTGTGTCAACGTATTGTGGATCTACCAACACAATATCAGCGTGATCTAAAGTTTTAAAACAATTAGGTTTCTTCACTGTGAAAGGCAGTTGTAGATATCTATGATAGTAATTTTTATTAGACATATTTTTATTCATGTATTATGTCTTTAAAAATTTCTAATGCTTCAAAAAACTGCAATCTTTTATTATTTTTTATCAATGTAAGAGTAAGACCCCATCTATCTTCACTTCCATTATTAAATGTACTATGCAATCTGCCTGCGTTAATTATGCTTGGTTTAAATAAAACTTTTTCATATAATAAATTACAATCTTTTTCTTCATAACACAGTGCTCTATCTGCATCATCAAATTCATAAACATACGTATCAGGATTAAAAATTTCAGCATGCGGGCCTCCTTGATCTGGTCGCATCTTTGAAGAAACTGCATCAATTTTAGGCTCCCACCATCTAGTGAAACTGTTTTCTGGTCCCCAAATAAAAAGTAATTTGGTCATGTCTGACAATGTATCTGTATCGCTGTGTATGCCAATAGATCCATTATTAGGTGCAGTGTAAGTTCCTTCAAAAAATTGAGATGTGGAAATATTAAAACTATCCAACCATTCAAGTATTCTTGTGTCAACATGCTGTTTAGCTAGTTCAAAAGTCATACCACCACTTGACCAGTTAGGCACTTTTAATGTATCAAAAATTTTTGGTTTATCTATGGTAAAAGGTAGATTTATAAAACGATGAAAGTTATTCATATTAATAATTTTGTAGATTATCGATGCCTAATTTTTTTCTAAATGCATCTGTAAACACACAATCAATTCTTAATCCATACTCTTGTTCACGATTAATTTCACCACCGTGCCAGTCTTGATCATTCCAGAAAGCAGCATTTGAATTGATATAAACTTTGTTTTTTGTTTCAGGATCCCAGATATAAAATCCTCTCTTGGTGTTATAACGTATGTGTATGAACTCATTGCGATGATCACTGTATCCTTGTTGATCACCCAGTTTGCCATCTAGATCTCTGTGTTCAAATGGTTGTCCATCGTGTTCACAGTGAAAAAATATTACCCTACCTATTTGACTGATAATGTTTTGATCCACAAGATTTTTAATCCATGTGACCAATCCAGGAAAATGTTTGCTTTCTTCTGTGAGATGTCTTTCAGAATTTCTATTATCCCAATCGCCTTCATTCCATAAAAAATAATAGATGTATGGATCTTTGGCACCCAACACTGCTTTGAGGTAGCGTGTGAATTGATTTCTTGTGCGGTAATCTTTGATATTGGCATACAAATCATCACCGTTTTTTCTAATAGGATGATCTATGGGCAGTGCAAGATATTCTTTCACAGCCTGATAAATTGGTTTCCAATTCAATTGATAACTCATGTCTTGTAGATTAAATCCTGGCGACATCCATGTGCCTTCTTTGGCATATTCTCTAGCCAAAGCAAATCCTCGGCAAATTTCAGGATGTAATTTCCTAAAACCTTCTATATCCAAATGTGGAGTTAAATCAATATATGGTCGGCCACCAATTCCTCTTATCATTCAAATATTTAGTGTTAAATATTGAGAGCAAAATAATTTATGACTTATAAATTGGTACCATATTCTGAATCGATTGATTTAACAGAATTTTATCTTCAAGCAGAATCCAAAGGATTCAAAAACAACAGTAATAAAAAAATGTTGGTGGACAGCATCTCCACAGAAAAAAAATGGAAAATTTGGTTGCTTAAATACAACAATAAAATAGTGGGTTCTACTGGCGCTCATTCTTTTCCTGAAATGGGTGAAAATAGTTTTAGAATATTGTGTAGAACTTGTGTGTTCACAGATCAATTGCCTATCTCAAGATTGAGAACCAAAACAGGCATACTCACGCATCAAAGCGTCACTCCACAATTTTTTATTCCTACTTGTATTGAATGGGCTGGATCGCAAAACAATCTTTATGTGACCACCAATGAAAATAGTGAAGGCACTCAACGTCTAGTGCATAATATTTGGGCACCGATGTTGGCAGAATCTAAATGTTTGAAAAAAATCGATCAAATAAAATACAGAGGCACAAATCAAACTGTGTGGCAATTAAATGTTCAAGAATTTTACAAACAATTGGAAAGATATCCTAGATGGTAACTGACTACGTATACTATTACAATAATGTGCCAGGCAAAGGATTGTGCAGGAACAATCTTGTGTACACCAGTCTTATCAATCAAAATAAAACAGAATTTGTGCAATGGTTTCACAACGACACAGAGTATCACAGAGATCAAAACGAAGTGATGGATCCCATACTAATGGAACAAAAATGGCAGAGAGAAGTGGACATGCTGCTGATGATGCATCACAATTTTCCAGAACACATTCCTAACATATTAGAACTGGACTATGACGCTAAAAAAATTATCTTTGGCGTTGATGGCGTGGATTTTTGGGAACAGAGTCACACAGTGGGCATGGATGCAGTGCTGCCCAATTGGCGTGAACAGATGCTGGAGATTCTGCAAGCACACAAAACATTAGGATTATACAAATACAGTTTACACCCCAGCAGCTACTTTGTGGTGGAAGGCAAATTAAAAAGTGTTAACTATTTTTTTTGTTATCACAAGAGCGAGCCACTCATCACAGTGCAGGATCATTTCAGTCACATATCCCAAGACAGGAGAACAGTTTTGCTGCCCAAAATGAAAGAACTGCAAATTGACCCACACACTCCCACAGATTTTGCCAGCTTGCAGATATTGTGTTTGGAAAGTTTTAGAAACAATTACCCTAAGGATTTTATAGATGCTGCCATAGCACTGTACAAATAATCATGCAAGATATCAAAACAATCAGTTTGTGCGATCATTGTTATCGTCATTGTGCAGCAGAACGTGTTACACGTGCGGATGGAGTATATCTTGTAAAAACCTGTGAAGAGCATGGAGTAATGCAACACATGGTTGAACGAGATATCGAATTTTATCAGCAACTGCATTATGATGTGGAAGGTTACACCATACCTCATGGGATCATGGTGGAAGTTACTGACCGATGTAATTTAAATTGTCCGCACTGCTATCATAAACCTGACAATAAACTGTTGGATCGATCCATAGAAAGTATCTGTAAACAAATCGAAGAAAAATTTCATGCAGAATCTGGTGCAGTAATATTGGCAGGAGCTGAGCCCACAGTGCGTAAGGATCTTCCTGAACTCATACGTGAAATAAAAAAATTATTGCAAAGATTGGGTAGACCCACAGATGTTTGCATATTGACCAATGGAGTAAAGTTGTCTGACAGAGCTTGGGTGAAAGAAATCGCTGCTGCTGGAACCACTATGGTTATGATTGGTTTGAATCATCATTCCTATCAAGGAGCAACTGTGCATCAAAAACAACTGCAAGGCATAGACAATTGTATTGCTGAAGGAATTTTTGTGTATTATGTGGGATATACATTGGAAAGTTTGGATCATATGGAACATGTTCTGGAAGAAATACAATCTTTAGGACACAAGAGTTGGCAATACAGAATAAGAGCCGGATCAGACATAGGTAGATCTCCTGATGAACCTAGATTTTATCTCAGTGATCATGTCAAATTGATCAAACAAATCTGCGAACGCAAAGGGTGGACTTGGGAAAAACAACCTGCTGATGATAATCTTTATCATTACATGGTGAATATCAATGGCATAACTCATAGAATTATACAATGGAGTGATGTTAAAACCATTGATTTGGAACAATTAAAGTGCGGACCTTGGTGTGATTTTGTGCCAGGCAAACCTGTCACTAATTTTTTACATCAAATTATGTTGCGTGATGCTGCTGTGAATAAAAAAATGATACTGTATGATACTGTGCCAGCATGTTATGGTATTCAATCAAAAAATATAGATTACAAACCTTCTCAATGGACCAATCGCAGTTGGGCTGATTATAAAATCAAACAATCTAAATTGTTAAAAAATTAAAATAAAAAGTATTAGTATGCTACGAAGTTAGTGAAGTGTACTTCGTATTTGAAAACCGTACCAGATGAAAATGTGTTAGGTGTCTGCACTCTCAATCTCACGTTTGCTCCACTGATATCAGCTGTGACGGCATTCACTGGGTTGGAGCCGGTAAATGTGGATTGAATAGATTGTATGCTGGCTGCTCCAGTACCGTTCGCAATCAAAAATTCTCCAATATAGCTGTCATTGGCACTCCAATGCACGTGAATGGTCACTTTGGCTGCTCTGTAAATTGCGTGAGCATAAGTCAATGCTGTGTAGGTTTCCAGAGTGCTGCTGGTCACTTGTGTGTATGTGCCTGAATTCATTCCGGTTAAAACTTTTTCCACACCAGCTGTAGTATTAAAAGATGCATTGCCTGCTACTGATAATGTGGCAGTGGGAGAGGTCATATTCACACCCAATCGTCCATCTGAATCAAATACTAATCCTCGTAAGGTTGCTCCACCATCTGGAGATGTTCCAAAACTAATTTTTCCTGGTACTGCGCCTGGTGCTACTGGACTACTGGTGTCTGGATCAATGTCAAAAGATATAGCGCTGGAAAATCTGTAATCAGTGCCATCGTAGGCATTGGCCACTATGGTAAACAGTGGATCACCTTGTTGCACAGAAGTAGGAATACTTAAAGTGCCTCTGGATACTTGAATTTCAAAACTGTCACCAACAATACCATTTGTTAATGAATTAATTTCAATAGATTTGTTAGTAAGCACAGGCGATTTAATTCTTAACCCCACTCCTAATGCTGAAGTGTTGGTTCCGAATTGCACTGTGTCCAGTCCGTTCAACAGTGTGATCACATTATCTGTGATTACCACATCACCGTTGCTGATCACGTTGGTGGAAGGATTGGTGCTCAATAATAGTGTGCCTGCTGAGCTGTACACATCTGCTGTGATTCTTTTTTGTATGGCATCCAACATTGCTGTGGAATCATCTGCAAACACTGAACCGTTGAGATCTCCTGTGACGTCACCTGACACGTTGCCTGTTAAATTGCCTGTGACATTGCCTGTGACATTGCCTGATAAATTTCCTGTGACATTGCCTGTGAGAGCACCTGTGAATGCACCATACACATTGTCAAACCAACCTTCGGCCCATCTGTTGCCTGTGGCACCAATGTCTCTTGTGCTGTCCACATCTGGAGTAACATCTGATGCAATGCCTGAAAACGCCACAGTGCCTGTGTCCACAGCCACACCACCCAAAGTTGTACCATCACCTGTGAACAGTTTTTTGGTGTCTGTAGTGTAGATTAATTCTCCTTCTGCTGGAGTTATCAGTAATCTTTGTGCGTTTGTGCCACGTCTTATTTTGAATGCCATATTGTGCGTTGCTCCTAATGTCTTATTACTGTGTATTTATACTGAATTAACAGTATTCATCACTTAAAAGTTTTATTTTTTAAAGAACTTTTTGGTGTGTTTTTCAATGTCTTTTTTGACCTTTTCAGTATCCAGCCTAAAATCCACATTCTTGATGCTGTTGGTGTAGTTTTTGAACAGTTCATTCAGGGTTTGTTCCAGCCTACTGTTGGTCATTTTTTTATGACTGTTTTTGACTTTGATTTCCCATTTTTTGCCATCATTAAATGTTACTTTTATGGCCAATAGGTACTCAATAGGTATGGCATTCACTGTGACATCATTGAACACTTCTGGCCAATGATCCACAACATTTTTGGGCAGTGATTTTTTGCCAAAAATGACCATAATTGATTATTCTGCTGACTTAGTTTTTAACTCGTCTGCTTGTTTTCTCAATCGTGCTGCTTCTTTGTACAATCTGTCTGCATCACTTCTTAATTTTGCAGCCAATTGTTCGTCGGTCAACACAGTTTCATTTCTCACAGATTCCACAATGGGATTCACTATGTTTCTGGCCTGTGTGTTTGCTGGTGTATCGTTGCTGGCAGTGATGGCCAGTTCAGCAATTTTTAAACCTTTTTGTTGTGCTATGGCAGCATTCAATGCATCCAAACTGATAGTGGTGAATTGATTGGGAGTCATTTCTATTTGATTGCTCTTGACTTTTTTCATCAATTTTTTCACATGGAATCTAGCCAGCATGATGGAACCATCACCCAACGGGGCACGGGCCATAGCTTCTGCTAGTTCATATGAAGTTTGACTGGCAGCACTGTGAATTAAATCCATCAGTCTTGCATGTTCATCTCCATCCAAACCGCTGGTGGGTACCACCAATGCATGTTCTGGATCACTGGGCAATACTCTGTAGACCACTCCCACCACTTCTTTGGTGTCTTTGAATCTACCCAAATGTTTTATTTCAGACATTATTTTTTATCTCCCACAGGTGCTGCTGTTGCTGCTGGAGCAGATTTAGCTGCAGCCGCTTGTTGAGCTTGAATGGCATTCAAAAAAGATTCAAGTTTGTTGTAGGTTGTTCCTACGGCTTGCATCTCATTGGCTTTGAAAGCACCTCTCTGTGATGCCACGTCAATGATAGCTTTGATAGTGTTTAAATCCTGCACAGTTAAATCTCCTGATTTTGCATCAGCTTCTGGTGCTGCAGCTTTTGGTGCAGCAGTGCTGGCTGTGGCAGTTTTTTTAGTTTCTTCGTTCATGTATGTTCTCCTTGTTGTATATACGAAATTATTTAACTTCGATTCACATAAGGACAACTCAAAGTGAATATGGTGAGTTCTTTGGCTTCTTCAAAACCAATTTTTATCACATACTCCACTTTGTGTTCATGAGAGCTTTTGATTGTTTTTTCCAAAAAATATCTACTTTTTAAATTGATTCTAATCCAATTATTGATCTTGTCTTCCATGCCATAATCGAATTTGATTTCCAAATATGTGAAATGCGGCAGTGGTTTTTGAACTTTTCTAATACCAAAAAAGTTTAAAGGATTGGGTTCTCCAGTTTTCTGCAACATTAGTCTTCGTATTTGGTAGTGATACCAAACGGTGATTCAATTCTTTCGTTGTGATTGTTGTGTATCACAAACACGGTGTCACAGTAGTGAGGATCTCCCCAGCTGTCAAATGTGTATCCGTCTGTGAACATGATGAATTTTTTTGGTTGAATGTCATTCTTTTTCATGTACTCCCAGTTGCACATGAAATCTGTGCCACCACCACCGGTGATTTCATACTGGCTGATGTCACCATCTGTAGGACCATAGTCTTGTTCATTGTACACTTCTGTGTCAAAAGTCCACACTTTAATTCTATAATCTTTGTATTGATCCATGATGGATTTAATTTCGCTTAAAAATATACTCAATTGTTTTTCATCAATGGATCCACTGGCATCAATGGCCACAGCCAAATCAATGGTCTGTTCAAACTGTGAACCTGGCAATACCACGCCTGTGTGCCAGCCTTTGCGACTGGGCCTCATAAAACTGTAATCACTTTTGATAGTGCTCTGTATTTGAGTCTGTAATATTTCTCTCCAATTCATTTTAGGATTAGTCATGTTTTTTATGATTCTTTCCACTTCTTTGGGAAGATTACCAGCGCCTGTGGCTTGTGCTGATTGCAGTATGGAATCTTTGATCTCATCTCTAATTTTTCTCAATTCTTCTTTGCTGTATGCTGGTCTTTTTTGTTGGTCACCTTCTTTGCCGTCTTTTTTATCTTTACCGCCGCCGTTTTCGTCCTTGTCCCAATCCAAATGTTCATCCAACAATTGACCTAATTTTTGCAATTGTTTTTCATCATATTTTTTATAAATTTCATCATACACTCTTTCAGAACTCCAACCTTCATATTTGAAGTCTTGAAATATAGGAATGTCTTTGGGTTTTTCACCAATGTTGTCTCGCACCAATGTGTTGTTCACAATGTAATCACAAGCCACATTGTATATCTGTCTATCTCTCTGTTCATTTCTGCCAATGTGATCAAACACACAATGAAGTATTTCATGTGCTATCACAAATTCGATTTCTCTAGCAGAAAGTTTGCTAAAGAATTTTGTATTATAATAAAGATTTCTTCCATCAGTGGCTGCTGTGGGACACCATTCATCACATTCTTGAATGCCCAATCTAGTGGCCATGTTGCCAAAGAAAGGATGTCTCAACAACAATCCTACTCTTGCCACAATAATTTTATCCAATACTTCTTCTTGTAATTTGTTTAATTTTTCTTGTTTTTTAGTAATCATAAGAATCTTTATTTGTACACAGGGCACTCGAAAATGCCCTGTGAATGGTCACAGTTAAGCAACCTTTTGTGCGGCAATAACATACTTGCCGTACTTTTCATGAAACTCATCGAAACATTTGATACTGTCTGGATCAATCGGTAATTGATATTGCGTAAGAGCAAGTTTAATGCCCATCACAACAATTTCAGTATCGAAATTATCCATAGAAAATCTAAGAAATTTATTGACTTTATCATTAAACTTCTTGTCTTTCTTATCACATGCGTCTTTCAGTTCGTAGCAAAGGGAGACTGTTAAGGAATACATGGCACTGATTTCTTTAGTCTTCATTTTTTCTACCTTCCCTGACAAAATGTCAGACGGATTTGGTAGGTCCTTAGCCACTTTTCTGTGAGCCATGAATTTTACTGCTAATCCTTCGCCTACTGCTCCACTAACTAGATCGGCTGTGGTATTCTCATCCACTTCGTCAGACAATAATTCACTGACAAATGCCCAAGATCTTGGAGTTGCGAACGATCTGCCTGAACTCTTAGGTTCAAAATCGTATAAATCTTTCTTGCTGAATGTTAAGAACCCCACCACATCTTTGTGCATGTTGTTCTGTACAGCCCACTGAAACCAATCATCAAAATCCACTTTCATTTCTATATGGATAAATCTATTGGCCAATGGTGCAGGCATTCTGTATGTGATACCTCTGTCCGCTTCTCTATTACCAGCGGCAATAATAACCACATTGTCAGGCAGCCTGTATGTGCCCACTCTTCTGTTTAGGATCAATTGATATGCTGCCGCTTGAACTGATGGTGCGGCTGAATTCATTTCATCCAAAAACAATATAATTTTTTTGTGTTTTTTAGCAAATTCTTCATTGGGCAGTTCACTTGGGGCAGCCCAAATCATGTTGTTTTCTTTCATGTTGTAGTATGGAATACCTTTGATATCTGTGGGTTCCCATAGACTTAATCTTATGTCAATCACATGAGCATCAATGCTGGCAGCAATTTGATGTACCACATCTGATTTACCAATACCAGGTGCTCCCCATAAAAATAATGGACGTTTTTTGTTGATTGCGTGTGTTATGCTACTTTTAGCATTGTTAGGACTGACCTGTCTAACTGCTAAACTGTCTTTGTCTGCTTTGGCCATGTTGTACTCCTTTTAGTTTGTTTCAGTGCCTTAGTGTTATATACATAATAGCATCTGTGAAAAAAAAAGTCAATTGGTTTTGAATTAAAAAAGTCGTTGATTTCAATGGCTTAAAATCCTTGATAATTGTGGATATCTTTACTGTTCGAAGGGTCTACTCATGGCTTTGGTCAAACCATATTTGCGTATGTCGCCTGAAAATAAGTGAAGTTCCATGGCCTTCTTTTCATTGGTCACAATAAGACCATCAGCAGCCAAGTAATATGGACAATCAATGAACTTGTCTAAAAATATCAATATCTGTGTGGTTATGGTGAATTCCAATGGAAATGGCACATCATAAGTCTGTAATTCTAATTTTTCTTGAATAAATTTAAGACCTTCTTCAGTGAGTCTTAATCCACCTTCTGTTTTGATACGACTATTTTTCCACCATATGGGTAGATATTCTTTCATGGTATTATCGTTCACGGAAATGTTTGCCTGTTGAAGGAATATTTTAGTATAGGTGGTTTTCCAGTCCATTATTTTTCAGTGACGGTTTCGCCCTGAGTTAATTTCACCACTGCAAAGTCTTGAACGTTGAACAGTGTGTTGAGTTTTTTAGCAAGGTTAAAAGCATGGCCTGGATTGCTGAAAGAAACTTTCTTGTATTTGGGTCCTGGATAGTTGGTGGTCATGTTGGATGACTTTAAATTGAAAGGTTTATTTTTGTAAAATACGGCCCATATGGCTTCTGCATCCAAAACCTGTTCAGATTTGTAGTCTTTTTTATTAACATTCTCCAAAAGGATAATGGGTTTGGGTCTGCTCATGTGTTCCTTGTAAAAATGATTAAGCATGTATATTTATGCCTTTTGGTAAGTTTATTTTTTGGTTCTGTGAAAGAACCTCTAATGGAACTGCTTTAAAATAGGTAAAAAACAACAATCAACAGCAGAGTAAGTGTAGACAGCAGGCTCACACAAAGCAGTGGGTAAAACGCCTTTAATTTGAATCTAATCCACATGTTTTCACCCTCTTGTTGGAAGTATTCAGGAGCAGTCATGTAGGGATTGAAATGGTTGTTGGGCAGATTGGTACTGGCTATTTGTTCTATTTCTTTGTCAGTGATGCTCACAGTTTGCCCCCATCCATTTGTACCTGAATCACTTCATCCTTGTCTTTCTTGCTGAGTAAATCTTCGTAATTTCCAGCCAGTCTGCTCATCACAATGCCCAATGCGTAGGCCACATTTTTGGCAGTGGTGATATCGATTCGCACTTCTTTTTGATTGCTTTGATCAGCCACTTTGATCTGTTGTATCAATTGTTGTATGGGTGCTGTGTTAATTGGTGTGTTGCTCATTGATATTTCCTTCCTGTTTGTTGGCACTGCTGAGTTCCTGTTTCATCTCCAGCAATGTTCTGAATGGTCCTTTGTTGGGATACCTGTCTATGGTGAGCAGTTTGGGACAGAAACTTTTGACCCATCCTTTTTCAAATTTAATAACATAATATCCAGCACAATACAATGATTTGGATTTTTTACTTTTGGTAAACAATGGTAATTTTTTTTGCACATCAAACACAGGATTACAAGGTTCAAATTTAGTGGGATATCCATACACAGAGTTTGCATCCACAGCAGGATCTTGTGACACAGTCACAGTGGTATTTCCCCACAGCCAATCTCCTTTGAATTCCTGTCTCAATTGTTGCTCATTGTCAAACATGCGACTGCCTGAGGCACAACTGAACATGTATCTGTGATCTTCCTGACGGCACAGTGTGCCCAGTTTGATACCTTCAGATTCCAATATCCAAAACTTACCATCCAATATGGGTTTGGCAATCACTGTCATGCTGTGACCTCTTCTGTTATTTTATATTTGGCATTCAATGGCTCAGCATAACTCTGTGCTTGATCCACAATTCTTTGCATGTCCCATTTGGCACAAAATCTAATCAATTTGATTCCCACTTGTTCCACTGCTTTGGGGTTGGCTGCTTCTGCCACAGTTTGAGCCATAATTTGTTTTATTTCATCTGGTTGTGCTCGTAAATCGCACAATATAACATTTCTATTGTAATCATCCAATACTCTGTGCTCTACTCCTTCATGATCCATCCAACGTTGCAACATCATGTTGTTCCAGTTAAACCCTTTATTTTTTCTATCTTCATATGCTTCACGCAATCCTACTTTGGTCTTGGTTCCTTTGGTTCTTACTCCTGGAAAAGCAGAAAATATATTGTCTGTGCTGTCTCCACGCACACATTTTTCAAACAATTGCCATTCTGGTTCAGGTGCTGTTTTGTTTTCACCTGTTTTTTTATCTTTTACAGGATTACCTTTTTGATCAAAATAACCTTTATCAGTGATGGTCACTTCTGAAATACCATTGTATTGTTTCACATTGGGAGCAATCAATTGTGCAAAATCACTGTCTGTGCTGATGATCACGTGCTGGTCTTTGGGATGAGCTTGTATCCAAGCAGAGATTAAATCATCTGCTTCTAATCTTGGATTTTGCAACACTGTGCAATTGGTCTTAGTTTGTATAAATTCTTTAAAATTATCAAAAGTTTCCCAAAATATTGTTTCTTCTTCTTTTTCTTTGGCTGTGAGTGCTGCACGAGCATCAGATCTATTGCGTTTGTATGGAAGATAATAATCTTTGCGCCAACTGCGTCCTTCCAAACAGAATACCACATGGTCTCCTTTGAAATCTTTCCATACTTTTCTTACACCGTTAAGAGTAATATGTAGAGCCATACCAATCTTATCATTAAGACTTCCGTCAGTTACGTGACGTGATCTAAAAAATACATTGGCTAAATCCACAAGCAAGTAGGTCATTAACTGATTTCCGATCTATCTTTTCCTAATTTGTTCACATTGATGTATCCAGCATCACGTGTGGCGTCCTGTCCTTGATCCTTCAGCACGTTTCTAGTGACTTCTTTAAACCAACCTTCCACTATTTCTTCATTGGTTTCACCTTTGTAACCTGCATCTAATAAATCCTCTATGAAAGCATTGTTCCAATCCAGTTCAAAAAATCCATTTCTGATGTTTTCTTTGTTCACGTGAGTCTCCAACACTGCCACCCAAGGCTTGCCTTCTTTGGTTGCTGCTTCTTTTTCACGCAACAATGCTTGATGTGATTCGCTTTTGTTTTCTGTTGTGTCTTCTTTTTTAAATATTTTTTTAACTTTATCAAATATTCCCATATCTTTTTGCTCCATTATGTACCCCATGCGTTTTTAAACAATGGCACTTGTAATCTATCACTGTATCTATATCCCATCTTCATTGCCAGTTCTGCCACTGTTCTATTGTTCATATGATAGACACTTTCTACTCCACCCACAGGCATCAAATAAACTGATCCCGAGAATCCTGCTTTACGATAATCAGCCACTGCTTGGAATGCCTCATCAGCATCTTCCTTGGTGGCCACCACAAATTTCAAATACACATGCCCTACATCTCCATATTCTGCCACCACTTCAGGCAGTATAGCTTCTTCACGTTTTTCTCCGCTCACACTTAATTTTGCACTCACAGAGAATGATATGGATTCTTTAGTTCTACCATTCTTCTGATTCCATTGAGTCAAATAATCTTTAAAATCTTTGTGTAGTTTTTGTGTGCCATTGGTTTCAAAAGTGATCTCTTTTAAAGCCTGCATCTTTGCATGTTCCAATACATCTGGATAAGCACGTTGCCAACCCAGCAATGGTTCACCGCCTGTGAATATAAAATGTTCATCCACCCATTGTTTGTGTGGCAATATTTCCATTGTTCTTTCCACAATAGCATCTGATGTCAGCATGGGAGATAAATCTTTGAATCGAGGATCCCAAGATGCATACGAATCACAGCCTGTGTTCACCAATGGCAATTCTTCATAGCTCTTAAAAGGAAATTGTTTGTGCTGTTCAAATACTCGATCATTCTCATCACTACGCATGCCTCGAGGCAAACCAAAGCCAGCACAAGTAAAGTTGCAGCCAAATGTTCTCAAGAACACTGAAGGCACACCCATGTACCTGCCTTCTCCTTGTATGCTGTAAAATAATTCTGCTATTTTAATTTTGCTCATTATACTAATTCCTCTACCACTCCTAATAATTCTGCCAGTATGAATAAAAATCCAGCAGTAATAAAGTTACCAAATATTAAACTAATGCCTGCAATGATTCTAAATGCACTCTTGATTAGTGACACATAGAAATGACCTTTACTGGTGTCTTTAGGCTGTATGTTCATGTTTGTTTTCTTTCAAAGGAATTGACTCACATGAATCAATGTAATCTCCTTGGCTGTGATAATCTCTCTTCACTGTTTCTTTGTACAGCACACCATCTTTAACTTTGTAAGTGATTAATTCTTGTTTGATAATACCTGTGGTATCACCTCCGAATGCTGCGTAAAATGGTCCTTCTTTATTGGTCATCTGTGTCTCCTATCTTGGTGCAAATTGTTGTTGCAGGTTAATATTATCCATAAATTCTTTTTTAGTGCCAGCATCATCTTTGAAAGCACCTTTTAACACAGTGGTCTGAGTCAATGAACTGTGTGCCATTATGCCTCTGTTTTCACAACAGCCATGTGTGGCTTGTATGTACACTCCTAGATCTTTGGCTCCAGTGGCCATTTCAATCTCATTGGCAATGTCATTGCACAGTGCTTCTTGCAGTGTGCCTCTTCTAGCACACCATTGTGCTATTCTTGTGTATTTGCTCAATCCTATCACTTTGCCATTGGGTATGATTCCAATGTATGCTACTCCGCTCACTGGTTGATGATGATGACTGCACACTGATTTTAATTCACTACGCACCACCAACATGCCTGTGTAGGCATTTTCTCCCACATTGGGAAATGCTGTGGCATCGGGTCTGGATTCATATCTTCCACTCATTAATTCTTTCAAATACATCTTGGCCAGTCTGTGTGCTGTGTTTTTACTATTAGGATCATTTTCAGTATCAATCACAAGACTGTTTAAAACAGATTTGAATGATTCTGTTAATTCTTTTTCCAATAGAACCAGTTCATCTTTTTCAACATAGGCTGAAATATTATCATCAGCATGATAATTCACACCAGCCTCAATCAGTCTTTGTTTAATCTTTTCTGATACTTTCATTATACTCCTTATATTGTACTATTTTAACAGATTTGTTCCAGTTTGTCAATGATTTGTGCCAAAACAATTTGGTTTCCTTCATCATTGTAATGATTAATTTCTCCTCTGTAGTTAGGCCAGATCATACTGAAGTCCAACAGATTCTGTTCCTCAACAAAATGGTTACTGATACCAAAATTATCTATGTGTAAACTGGTGATTTGCTCCAGTTTTCTGTTGATATCTCTGCGTATCAATCTGTAGATGTCTTTTTGGTATTGATCATCATAGTGATACTTGAACCAATTTTTAGCAGTGTCTAAACTTTTATTGAACCAACTGTTGCGAGATTCAATGTCATTCCATATGAGATCACAATCTTTGTGCAGTCCTTCTTTGTGTATGGGATGAACGGGAGTGTGTACTCTGCTGGGACTGGTATGACACACAATCACACAATCATAGTCATGCTGCCACCAAGGATTTTCTTTGGTAAAGTTTAGCAGTTGTCTTAATATTTTATATTCGCCCACACCTGCCTGAGCCAAATTGGTCACATCATGTTGTTGAGCCAATTGAGCGGGCCATCCAGCAAGGCCATTGGGCCACTCACAAGCAAAACTATCACCAATAATTAGGATTTTTTTTGATTTTTTAGCCATGGTATGTATTTTTCCACAATCTTTTTGTGATATTCTTTATTGTAGTGTTCTTTGTCATGCAGCAAATATTTTTGAGGATCAATGCCATTGTCCAACATATATTGCTCAACAGTTTTTTCTGCTACTGTGGTATTTTTTAATGCACCGTAATATTCCAAACTCTTGGGCCATTTCAATCTATTCATAAAATTAAACACATAAAGTTTGGCATTGTTTTCAGCACAAATTCTATCCCAAGCAAACACATTCAATAAAAAATCACGTCTTTCCAAATGTGTGTTCAATTCAAAAAATAATTTTATCTCCATAAATGTGTTTTTTCTTATGTCTGGTTGTTGCAATCCATCTGTTTCAGAAATTTTTAAACCTGGAAATTTTTCATAATCTTCTGCTGTGGGTTTGTTGTATAATTGCACTCTGCCTTCTTTGACCAATAGATCCATATACTTTTTTACTGTGGGTGTGCTTTCCACACATTCATGCACAAAATAATCCAAAGGCAGTGCTTCATCTGTGAGTTTCTCATCAAAAGCCAACACAAATCTATTCAATGGAGCCAAACAAAGAAAAACTTCATCAGTGTCTGGAAATGTGTTAAACATGTGCTTCATCCAATCAGTGTACATTCTATTGACAGTTCCAGCATGTGCATAGATACTCACTGGTTTATCGTTCACTGTGTTGTAAATTTCAGCATAGTTGTTATCATTCCAATAGGTATAACTGCCTGGACCTGTTTTGTTAGGCACAGTGACATATCCACAAGTGTGACTGTCTCCTATGAAAAGTGCTCTGCTCATTTTTTATAATTTCCTTTGTGAGGGATCACATGCCGTACCCCACCCCTAGGATCTTCCATGTCACCCTTGCGTCTTGGAATCAAATGAACATGCGGATAAGGAACAGTTTGACCTGCTGCCTCGCCCATGTTGATACCTATGTTGTAGCCGTCAATCAACCCTTTGGCAATATTTTCATTGCCAATTTTCAATGCTAATTCAAAACATTTCACAATCATATTTTGACTGGCTTGTTTGGGTACCAACAATGCATGTCCTTCAGTCACAGGATATCCATCCTCATACCACACACAATCTTTCAAATCATATATCACTTTGGTCCAAGGAGCTCTGCCTTCTTTTTGAGCTTGATTCAAAGTGTCAATTTTTTCCATACTACCATTGCTCCCAAGGAAACACTATCCAACGTGGATCTTCCAGTTTGTT